GCCCGGGGCATAAAAAGCGTGTAGCTTCATCACCTGGTTCTTAAAACCATATGCGAAGCGTGAAAGGGCCAGCGTGTGATCTTGGCGCATCCCCGAAATGTTGTGGGCAGGGGAAATTTTATCAGACAGCTCATTTTTGACGAACGCATTACAGACATTCTTACGACGGACGTGATTTTGTTCCTGTTGTTGCCGTGCCCGTTGGACCTTGGAATCTTGTTTTGCTATAACAACATCCATATCCTCCGGTACACCCACGTTCTCGGTGGGCACAAGCATCTCTAGAAACTCCTTACGCCATTCGTGGTACTTCTCCATAGGGTCCACATCATTAGCCATCTTAATTACTCTTTCCTCTACACACAAAATCTCGTTATTGCGCGTATCACACGCGGCCACCGCCGTTTCCGTTACGATTGGTTCCGCGGCCACTTTTGCTATGGCCTTGGGTTCCTCCATATCCAACATCCCTTCCCCTCCATATGCCTGGAAGTTTATTAAGAACCGCGACGTTATCCCAACATTGAGCGCCTTAGCGATTAATGAGAAGTCCAGCTGAGTTAATTTCTTACCCTGCTTACTAGCCTCACATATCCGCTGGACGTCACCCAACATAAAGGTCTTACTAACGCATTTGATTCTATATAAACTATCCCACAATTTCTCGGGAATGTTTGTTGAAAATTCGTGATCAGACTTAGACTCCTTCAACGAAATAAACTTGTTGCCATTCACCACAAAGCGTCCCAACAGCACACCATTGCTTTCCGTTATATTACGGGCTCTAGCAAGTGGTACGCTCCTGTCGAGGGCGATGTTGGCGATCTTCGCATAAACCTTGAACAACCAGTAAGGGGTATAGATAGTTACCCGCGGGCACAAATAAACTAGTGCCCTGTTAACCGATTCAGGTTGCGAAATTTTCTCACAAGCATACTGGGTGAAAGAAAACCAGCCTTTGATCACTATTAGATCAGGAGAGAAGTCCCAAACACTTGACTCATAACGAGCACCACCGGCAACATCCTCTACGAACGTGTCTTTATCCATGAAATAGTAACTACCATTAGGGGTTTTAGCCCCCAAGCTGCTAGGTATGCTGGTATAAATCATAATGGGTTTCCCACTATATTTATTCCAGCAGCTATCAGACAAATGGTAATCAACGTCAACCATGGTTATGACACAGTCAGAGGGCATCGCGTCGTAACGCAAGTCCTGGTTCAAGTCGGACATGTCCCAAACCTCGCGCGTCCCCTTTACGCCCCAATGGGCCTTATTGGTTTCGCGGGTGGATGTCGAGACATCGTAACGGGGGCGGTCCAACAAACCGCAGAAATTCTGAATCGTGGTCGTTGCCTGACACCTAAGATCGGCCGCCTTCGGGTGAGCATGATTACTAGCATTGCCCCTGTAAGCGCTCAGGGGGTGCCAGTTCAACTCACTACGAAACGTATCCAATAACGATCTAGGATAGACATACCTAACCTTCCTCAGAATCCAAGAATTTATCCTCGTCCTATTAGTTCTAGAACAGAAGACACCGACTATCGGCACAACAATAGTTGCACCGCCAGCAATAAGAATAGTTTCCAATACCATATCTTAT